TGCATACCTCCCTGTATTTAATACAATCTCTTGAAGAGTTGAGACATGCTGCTGCGTCTCACGATCATGCTATATCTATACGTAATGTGTTAGCTCGCATATCCGATCCAATTGCTAAGCTTTCACTAAAACCTGAATTGCGTGTTGAGGGAGACGACCCTGAGAAAGTGAGGATATTTTTCTTAGTATCCTTCTTCCATTACATGGTTGCTAAGATAACAACTGAGCCCATACACGATTATTTGCTGAACCTGGAGATGTGTTCCATCGGATTTCGTTGGCTAGGTGGGGGATGTAGAAAGTTGTATGATTATCTAGGAGGCGGTGAAAAACGCAAGTTCTTTTGTGCTGATATTGCGAGAAAAGATACGAATTTTAAAGCCCCCGACCTGGCGATCTTGCTATCTCTGATTAGAAGCATTTACATCCCCGGTGATAGCGTTGAGCATCGAATTTTGTATGCCCTTTTTGATTGGCTGATTCAAAATACTGCCTACCATGTAGTTAACTGGCCTGGCGGATTTAGATTTGTTATAGGTTTGCTCTTTTCTGGAGACTACAACACTAGCGTTCTCAACACCCTTCACGTCATCTGGGCCATGCATTGCTATGTTGTTGACCGTGGAGCGCACGGCAGTAAGTATCGGCAAGCAATTCGCAGTGGTGCCTTTCGCTTCCGCGTTCAGGGCGATGACGTTATAGGCTCATTTAGCGAAGATATTTTAGACCACATGAATCCAGACGATTTAGCCACTTATATGGCTACATGGGAGATGAATTTTAAGCCTGAGGCCTTTCGAATCAGTGACAGTCTCGAGTCTGAGGTGGATTGGAGTCGTGGAACCTTGGTTACACCGCTAGCCCAGTCTATCGTCTTTTTGAAGCGATACTTTGTGCTGGTTGACAACCATGTCCGACCATTCCGCCCCGTGAAAGATACTACTCAGCGCTTACTCTATTCAACGACATCAATGTCCAGCGAGACTATATATGCCAGCCGCGTACTCGGGCTAGCATTGGATACTATGGGCGTCAATCCTATAGCCTACAGAGTCGCTATTACCGTATATCGATCTCTCCTTGAATTGACTTCCAATCCTGACCTTGATAAAAATGTCCGAAACAATCTTGCTACTGAGAATTTTATGCGTGAGCGGTTGTATAAGACCGGATTGGGGAAAGAGAGTAAAGACGACGTTTACGCAATGATCATTAGTCGCCCTGCTCTCCTCCGCCGTCTGGATGGGGCTGCACCTACCTTTGAAGAGGAAATGTTATGGGTTTGGGAGCGCGAGATGCCCATCAACAAATATTGAGTATGAACCACATATATATACCACAACCTCCAACGGAGAAAAATGAGCTAATGTTGGAGTATATTATAATATATAGAAAAATGA